TTCATATTCCTCTGATGGAGGTGCGTGGGATTCACGCATGATGGCGTTGTTGTTGTGGATTTGTTGCATTTTGCGTCAGCGTTGGTCCGCCCTTAGTTCTTCGGGTCAATTTCGCTTGCGCATGCTTTATCGACTGATGATTTATCGTTTGGTGCATGGTGAATGGGGTGACCTTCTTTGGTTCTTTATAGGTAACCCCTCTGGTTCTTCTAACACCATAACAGACAATACCATCGGCCATTCTTTTCTTTGGAATCTTGCTTGGTGCATTTTGCTGGAGTTGGAAAACGATAGACGAGAGGATGCCGGTTTGGATCTTCTTCCAACCACTCAGTCTTTCCAGGATAAGCATTTTTGTCTTTCCCTTTGTGGTGATGACTCGCTTATTACTATTGATGACGAAATCATTTCCTGGTTTAACTCACCAGCAGTCATGCGCTTAATGGCTTCTTGGGGCACGATTCAAGAGTTTGAGCAGCTCGAGCCTCGCCCTGTCGAGGAGTGCGTTTATGTGTCGAACACTTCTGAGTTTTTCTCTGGACTTTACCTTCCTTGTCCAAACTTTGATCGCGTTGTAGGGGGTGCTGTTGAAGCTGCAAAACAACACCAGGCATCTGTCGATGGTGGCGTGGTTGACGTTGATCCCCGATGGACTTTGTTGCGCCTTTACGCCATTCGGATTGAGTCTTGGGGCAGTTCGCGATGCCGCGATTTCTTCTCTCGCCTCATTACGGCTTGGCGCGCACGCTACCGTGACTTGTTTACTTCTACTCCATCTGAGCGTGAGATTCATGCAGGGGTTACCTGGGGCGATGTTGCCTCGGTTTGGAAAACTGATCTAGAGCTACGTTGGTTGTATACTGGCTTCGAAACGGGTGCTGCAGATAAAGAGAACTTCCCTTTTATTTTCGAAGCGATGGAGAAATCCAGTGCACGAAATGCTCTCAGTTCCGCAATTTTGCGGATTCGTCAAGAGTTTGACCCTACTCTTGGCTACCCTGGCGAGGGACCCCCGAAAGGAGGGGTGAGTACGCGCAAGACGCTCTCCGTGCGGGAGCGCCGTGCGCTCGAGCGGTTGGAGGCTCGGGTGCACGATCAGTTTGCGTGGTGGCAGCAATTTGTCAAGCTTAACCCGAAGCTTGCTGCTAATTGTTTTGGAGAGGCTTCCAATCCTGGACCCCCCAATCCCCTTGACATCTTCTCCAAGGCTGCTTTCAAGTACCATGGCAACTGGGGCGGTCCCAATTACTCAGCAGGGCAGAAACGCCCTCAAGTGATTGATTGGACTGTCCCTTCAGTTGACGCTCTGGATGAAAGTTTCAAGAAACACGATTACAATTACTCACGCATGTCGCAGCAGCAGGCGGATGAGATCTGGCTTCAGCATGCTTTTCGTCTCCCGAAATCCGCAAAGAAAATTCTTGCTCAGGCTGGATTTGCTGCAAAGACGTATCGTCCTGGTGGGCGTTCACGCAAAGTGCGAGACCCTGGTGGTTACCCTTGGGAACAGAAAGTCCAGATTCCAGCTGACCAGCAAATGGATCCCGAGTTGATGCGTGAATTTGCTCGTCCTGAGAAGGAGTTTGATTCCACTCTCGGTTATCCGGGTGAGGGACCTCCTAAGTCCAAGAAGGTCTCGATTTCCGTTAAAGTTAAGAAACCGAAGAAGAAGAGCCAGAAGCAAAAGAAAAAATCGCAAAAACAGACTCGCAAGTTGAAACAGCGTGTGGCCAAGGCGATGGTGCGTGTGAAGCCAACAGCACAGTTGCGTACTCTTGTTCGAGCTCAACAAGCCCCATCGGAGCGTTTGCGTTTTGGTAAGCAGGGTAGTGTCAACTATTCTGGATCAGTCGTTTTGAGCGACTTGAACAATGTTGGCACCGCCACTCCTTCTTATCACAGCATTCTCCAGATTGCTAATGCGTCTACGTCTGGTACGTTGCCTCTTGCATCTTTCTTGGATCTTACGCCTTATGCTGTCGGAGCTCTTGCGAGTATGTTTGGTCTTGAGACGAGCGTGCAAGCAGCCGCTGACTTTTTTGAGCAGTGGGATGGTGAGATGTGGCTAGAGTACCGCCCCTCGGGTCCTACAACTCAGAAGGGTGCTTTCATTTGGTGGGTAGAGCGTGACCCAGTTGATCGAGATGAGGATCAGTTGAACTCTCAAGCCGTTCTCCAAATCGCAGAAGAACATGGTGCTCGAACCTGTCAATACTTTGAACCTGGGCGTTGGAAGTTGTTTTCCACAGGTAAGAAGTGGCTGCGTCAAGCCGCTAATGCTGACGTTCGGAAAGTTTCGGCTGGGCATCTTTTTGTTGTTACCCAAAACGCTCTCACGACGGATGATGTGTTGGGGCTTTTCGTTTTGCATTATAAATTGCGTTTTTCGGGTCCCACTTCCAAAGAGCTCAATTACAATTCATTTTGGACGGCTGTGCAGGACGAGACGATGGATTCGAATTATTCTCTTATCTTCAACAACACTAACCGCAAGAAACCATTTTCAGGCACCGTCCTTGGATATTCCATGGACACGATGGCTGCGGCAAATCCGACGTCTCTCACCGATACGAAAGTTCTTGTTTTGAACCATGCCTATACTACGCCGCTTGGTTCTTTTGTCCAAGTTAACGCTTCTTGTGACAATGCAAAAACAACTCTCAC